AATTTCATTATATACCCACCTCTCTCGATGCCAAAGAGGTTTTCGATGAGGGTCATTTAATCTATATTGATTCTCGAGAACAAAACCCACTAAAAATAAATGACTTTCCCACCGAGGTTCACGGATTGAAGTTTGGGGATTACTGCCTTAACGATAAAGAGAGAACAGGAAATTGTTATATTGAAAGGAAGTCTGTTCCGGACTTGATTGGGACTTTGAGTTCTGGCTTGGACAGGTTCAAAAGAGAAATAGAAAAAGCGGCAGAAGAGGGAGCCTATCTGGTGATTCTAGTGGAAAGAAAACTGGAAGAGTGTTTAGCCTTCAACAGGCTTCCACATATTTATAAAAAAAATACCCGGGTTACCCCTGATTTTATTTTCCATAACGTGAGAAATCTCCTTCAGGAATTTCCTCATATACAGTTCCTTTTTGTGGATGGTAGAAAAGAGTGCGTAAGGATTGTAAAAAAACTGCTGCTGACCGACGTTCTTAAAAGGAAGTTTGACCTACAATTAGCATACGATATTAAAATTTTATAATGTGGCATTGTCCCGAAAAGTATAAAAAAAGCATCCCCGACATAAACGCTCAGATGTCCAAGCTGAGTGGACCACTGGGAGACAGGCAGGCGAAAATAAGCTTGGCAAAATTTTTGCGAGCCAATCTGGGTTTTACGACCGAACTCCTTTCGGGAATCAAGCTGGCTCTTTATCAGGAGATAACATTAAAGGCTTTCTTCAACAGAAATTTTAATATGTGTGTGTGGGGACGTGGGTGTGGTAAAACTTTTATTGCTGCGATTTATTGTTTTCTACAGTGTATTTTTGAGCCAAAAACTAAAATCCTTATTGCCGGTCCGACATTTCGTACAGCTCGATTTATTTTCAACAATATAGAAAAAATTGTGGAATCGAAAGAGGCTCAAATGTTGGCTCACGCTTTCGGGGCCAAGTCTAAACGTAACGATCAATTTGAATGGAGAATAAACGGAGGAAGCATCACGGCCATTCCCTTAAGTGGGGAAAAGATTCGTGGTTTTCGTGCTGATGTTTTGGTGTTGGACGAGTTCCTCTTACTGCCAGAGGAAATAATCAAAACAGTGCTAATGCCTTTTTTAGTGGCTCCACGGGATATAGCAGACAGAATTAAGATAAGAGAGATGGAGGACAGCCTTATAACCAAAGGAGACATGAAGGAAGAGGATAGGATCGTATTCGAAAATAGCTCTAAAATGATAGCCCTCTCCTCTGCGAGTTATAGTTTTGAAAATTTGTATAAAACATACAAAGAATGGATGAACAATATTTATTCTGAGGAAATAATGCAGTCTAGTTATTTTATTTCTCAATTAGGGTTCGAATCCATTCCAACAGACATGATTGATAGTACGGTAATCGAGGAAGCGCAATCAGGAGGTTCTTCGCATTCCTCCTTTTTGCGCGAATACGCGGCTCAATTCACAGATGGTAGTGATAGTTATTTTAGTGCCAAAAAAATGCACGAATGTACAATTCCCGATGGGGAAAAACAACATACGTTAATAAAGGGGGAAAAAGACAGGGAATATATTTTGGCTATCGATCCGAGTTTCAGCAATAGTCCTTCTTCCGATTTCTTCGCAATGTCGGTATTGGAGCTTGATGATGAAAAAACAGATCACTCAACGCTGGTTCATGGTTATGCGGTGGCGGGAGGAGATCTGAAGGATCATATTAAATATCTTCATTACCTAATGACCTCTTTTAATTTTTCAATGATAATAATTGATAACGCCGGATATCAATTTATTGACAGCGCCAACGAATCTGAGCTTTTTACAAACTCAAGAATTAAAATAGAATTTTTTAATTTTGAAAGCGAAAAGGAGGGCGACGATTACCAAAAGATGCTTTTAAACGCAAAAGCCAACTACAACAAGAAAGATACTAAAATTTGTTTCAAGCAGCTTTTTTCTACAAATTTTATCCGTAATGCAAACGAACACCTTCAGGCATCTATTGATCACAAAAGGATATGGTTCGCTTCCAGAACAGCGGCTTGTGGAAGCTTCTTCGATAAGGTTTCGACTCAGGCCGTCCCGATTAAATCAACCCCCCACGCAAACAAGGGAGACTTAATAGAATTTCAGGATAACATTATTTATCAATCCAAGAAGCAGTGTGCACTTGTAGAGGTCAAAACGACAGCAAAAGGCACCCAAACCTTTGATCTCCCTCAACATCTTAAGAGAAGTACCTCGGCCCACCGGGCAAGAAAAGACAATTATACAACCTTAATGTTGGGGAATTGGGCCGTTAAATGCTATAATGACATTAAAAATACCAAAGTAGCTCAAGTTAATCATACATTTACTCCCAGAATGATTGCTTAGGTGTAAAATTAAAGTAAAACATGGCGGTAAGGAAGAAAACGGAACAAGGTGCGGAACCTTTGATGGCTAAGCATGAAACTGTAGCTAGCTCTACACGAACGCGAAGAAACAAAGCCGCCGATATTATTAGGACCGACCGCTTTAGAAATATTGAAAACGGTATGATACCGTTTAAGTATACTCGCGGCGTCTCCAACACTTCAAACATAGACATTAGAGACACTATTGTCCTTTGCCAAAAAGCCTATTATAACTTTTCTGTTTTCAGGAATACCATTGATCTGATGACGGAGTTTTCGATTAGCAATTTATACTATACGGGAGGAAGCAGGAAGTCTCGGGAATTTTTTGAAACCCTATTCCGTAAGATCAACATTAACGATTTCCAAAGTAGATTTTTTCGTGAGTATTATCGCTCGGGGAACGTTTTTATTTATAGGTATAACGCAAAGGTGGATAAAGCTGACGCCTTCAAAATGAATCAAACTTTCGGTTTATCTGAAGCGAAGGAAGACATTGAGATTCCGGCGAAGTATATGATTCTTAATCCGTCAGATATTCAGTTGCAGGCGAGCATTTCCTTTAGTAGCGGCATTTATTACAAGGTCGTTACTGATTATGAATTGCAAAGATTGAGACACCCTCAAACCGAAGAGGACAAAGAAGTGTACAACAGTCTCCCAGAACAAACCAAAAAATTAATTCAAGAGACTAAGAATGTGGGGATGGCGGCAATTACCATCGCTCTTGATACCAATAAGCTAATTGCTGTTTTTTACAAAAAACAAGATTACGAACCTTTTGCCGTTCCAATGGGGTATCCTGTGTTGGAAGATATCAACTGGAAACAGGAAATGAAACAGATGGACATGGCAGTTGCCAGAACCACTAATCAAGCCATTCTTCTTATAACCATGGGGGCTAAGCCGGTAGATGGTGGCGTCAACCAGAAGAATTTAATGGCTATGCAGAAGCTCTTTGAAAATGAATCTGTGGGGCGCGTTCTCATTTCTGATTATACCACCGATGCCAAGTTTGTTATTCCCGATATAGGAAATATTCTTGATCCCAAAAAATATGACGTTGTAAACCAAGATATCCAAATGGGGTTAAATAATATCCTATTGAGTGACGAAAAATTTGCCAACACCAGTATCAAGGTGCAGGTATTCATGGAAAGATTAAAACAGGGACGCGCAGTTTTTCTTGAAAATTTCCTAATGCCTGAAATTAGAAGGGTAGCGAAGGAGATGGGTTTCAAAAATTATCCTGACGCTCATTTTGAAGAGGTGGATTTACGTGATACTTCAATTTATTCAAGGGTGTACAGCAGATTGATCGAGCTTGGGGTGTTGACGCCAGATGAAGGTATCCAAGCTATTGAATCGGGTAGGTTCCCCACTTCTGAGGAATCTCTTGAATCGCAGAAGAAATTTCAGGAGCTGAGAAACGAAGGTCTGTACGAACCAATTATTGGGGGACCCAAAGCTCCACAAATGACAGGAAGGCCCGGAGGATCCAAAGCGCCAAAAGAAACAGATAAAAAAACCCCCGTCGGAACAAAGGTCGGAACGAAAGCGACGTTGAACTTTAGTTTATCGGAGATACAGGAAAATTTAAATCTATCGGATAAGTTAAATTTAGAAGTAGAAGCATCCTTGAGGCAGATTCACAAACGCAAAAGATTAAGTAAGCAACAGAAGGAAGTCGCGCGAGAAATAACGAATATAGTAATAGCTAACGAAGACCCACCAAACTGGTTGGCTAAAGCGGGAAGGTATGCAGCCGAACCCACAGACAGAAACCACGAGAGAGTTAAGAAGGTTCAAGATGTTGCTTACGAGCATCAAGTGGATGATTTCTTAGCGGGGATATTATACGCAAGCGCTCATGAAGGAGAAAAGTAATGGCCCAGCCAAGAGTAATTTACAATTCTCAGGCTTTGTACGTCGGGCCTGCGCCGGAAACCCAATACAACTTTTTCAGTTATGAGGGGGGAACCCCAACCAATAATCATTCCGATCTTCAGAAAAAGATAAATAGATTACAGAGTATTGATAGGATTCAGTCTGTTAGTTATTCCATTAATGTTCCCCATACGGACATAGTCCAACTTAATAAAAGAGGCATAGTAGACAGACCAATAATAAACCCCCCAACAGTAAATTTAAATTTTAATTATTTACTATGTGGTACAAAAAACGAAGCGCGTTTGGGTTTAAATGTAAATTATCCTTTATTTAATTTTCCTTTTGACGGAGAGGCTTATTATAATGATAATTTGTCTGTTTCCTTATTGAGCGGATTCTTTCAACCTAATAAAAATGCTAAATCGAAAAGATGGTGGCAGGATTTTCCAATTAATCTTTATCGTGATTGTAGAAATATTTATGTAGCAGTAAACCCAGAAGGAGATGACATAGATAAGGGTTACTATAAAGAAGACTTTACTCAGGCAGATCTTTATCAAGGAATAGACGACAACGCTCCAGATTATCATGTGATATCTTTTGGGAATTGTTATTTAAATTCTTATTCGACCAAGGGCAGTGTTGGGGAATTTTCAAGTGCTTCGGTTTCTTATACGGCTTACAATGTAAATTTCGACATGAGTGGCAGCGGTTTTTTGGACTCTAACATAGAGACCAAAAGCGGAACCATCAGCCCTGAAAAAGATGTCGTAATTCCTCGCGTTTTGTCGGAAGAAGGTTACCCGGCATTAGAACCCGGTGACATTACGATAACTACGGATTCTTTTTCTGGGTTGGGTGTAGATTTCAACGAGCTTCATCTCCAGAGTTACAATATTGAGATCAATTTAAATAAGGAGCCTTTAAATAATTTAGGGTACAGGTATCCCGTAGATAACCGACCCAATTCTCCCGTTTTCGCTAACTTAAAATTGGAAGGTGTCGTGGGGTCTGGTAGCAGCGGTTCTTTAATCGATTTGATTAGTCTTAATAGCGGTTACGATTTCACTATTAAGGTCGACCCCGCCGGATGCGCTAAAAGTATAGCGCCCCCCATAAACGCGGGAGCTATACCAATCAAAAGACAGGACGAAGCTTTGAGGTATTCTTTTGTGGGGGCCAAGTTGAATGATTTCGATTACAATACATCAATTGGCCAAAATAAGGTTTTTAATGCATCTTTCAATGTGGAAATAGATCCAGACGATCGAAGCAAGGGGTTTTTTATAAGCGGGGTTTTAGGCGCTGAAAAGGTGGAAGACTTTATTCTTCTTGAGGGGGGAGACAATGACAAGTTCTATTTACAGCAGGAAACAAAAGATTTGTTCGTAACAAATCTCGTTCCTCCATATTAAAAAGTGTATATAACAATAAGGTATAAGGAAAAATGGCAAATAAAAAAATATCTCAATTATCCTCAATAGATGGAGCAATAGGAATAAGCACTTCTAATCTGTTGCCTATAGCTTCCGGTACCGCGGGCAACTATCTTACCGCCAAGGTGAACATGGAACAAATTCAAGACTTTATCCTTAGTCCGATGAATACCAGCGTTAATCAAGACATCGGCTTTACAGGTAGTGAGAACGTAGTATTTAAAAAAACTAATTGGGATAATGCTTCTACTAATATAGAAAATAATCCCTACTTACAGGTAAGAATATCCGATGGACGGTTAATAACAGGAAGTGGTGTGGCAGTTCCTGCGGCTTTGGGAGATGATCTGGGGGATCATACAGCTACCGAGGATTTAAACCTAGCGAATTATGATGTTATTAACACTAATGATATTTATTTTGGCGGGGGGGATACCGTTAGCACTTCTATTGAATATGAAGCGCCCGGGGTAAAAGATCTAAAAGTTCAAGCGGAACGGGACCTTACTCTTTCTGGAATCAGACATGTTAAAATCAGTGGCCAAGCTTTAGATTTAGTAAATACTCCTATTTCTGGAAACGTTACAATAACAGGCGGTAATCTTGAAATTGATCCCGCAAATAAATTAATAGTAAATGAAATTGGATTGAGCCGCGGTGAAATTTCGAGTC